GAGCCCGCGCCGTTGGTGAAGGTCGCGGCCGAGGAAGCTGCCCCGCTAGCATTAGCATTAACTTGCAGGGCTGTCGTACCAGATGCGCTGGTTATCGCCGTCCCGGCCGCCGCGCACCGGAGGTATACGACGTTGCCTCCGCCGGGTCCCAGGACTATGTTGGTGCTGGAGAACAGTGCAAGGTCTGTAACGCCCTGCCCAGTAACCGCCGCACCTATACCTATCCCGGCCACAATGGCGGAGACGTTTGTGTCGTAGAATGTCAGCCCGCCTTGCGTGTTGGTCTGGGACTCGTTGATCTGTATAGCTGGCTGCGTGTTCGACGTGGTCACGACGGTCAGCGTTGGCGAGGTCGGGCTGGCAGCGGGCTGTAGGACGACCGGGCCGAGCCCCAGCGCGACCGTCGCGTACGGGCTCGCGATCGTGCCCGAGATCGTGATACCGTTCGCGCCCACCGCGTTCCGTACATCCGCGCCCTTCAACTGGTTGCTGATGAAGTTGCGGAACCAGGTAGGATCCCAATCCGTCGGGATGTTCAGCGTGGTCGTGCTCGACAGACCAGGCTTCGACTTGAGCACTATCGCCATGTTACCACTTGCAGGGTTCAACCATCGCGGTCACGTCGACCGTGAAGGTGGGTGATGCGTCCGTTACGCGAAACTGCATCACCAGGCTGTAATACTGGCCGATGTTCCACCACACTGCGCGGTTCGAAGTGTCGCCCGGCACGCCGAGCGTCTGCGAATCATCTCCCGACACATCGAATGTCTCTCCCCAATTGTCCGAGAGCAGTAAGCTGATGCGCGGCGCAACGCCTGGTGTCGGTCCTTGACCGGCCGTTACCACCGCCTCAACGCGCCGCACGATCTGGCGGTTGTTCTGATTGTACAGCGGCTGCGTCGTGAAGGCGCACACGACCGGCGCGTTCGGGTTGCCAAACTCTGTTTGGACGGTGTCGTCCAGGTAGCCGATGGTGCCGCTCTCAGAGTCGCCGATCAACTGCTTGCCGAAGCCATTGAAGTAGCTTAGGCCGCGGTACTGCACCTCTTGCCCGTTTAGCACCGACACGAGATCGAACCACTGCTGCGTCACGCAGTCATAGACTAGCGTGCGCTCCGCGAGCGGGATCGTCAAAATATAGAACGGATGGCCGTTCCACGTCGGTCCGCCGGCAGGCGAAGTCAGCGCGTACATGCCGGTGAGTAAATTGTTCTTCGCCGCGTTCGAGAGCACCGCTTCGATGCCAGCCGTCGAGATGCGCGTCGGTGTCTGGCCGTTCCGGCGGCGCACCGTGAGGTCGTTGCAGACCCACATCACCGAGTTATCCTGCAGCGCGACGCTGTAGGGGCATAGCGGGTGCACGCCGTACGTCATGTACGTGTCGGCCGCCGCGCTGAACGGTGTGCCGGTCGGGTTGCCGGTGTTCACGAAACCTTCCGACGAGCGCGACCCGAACGCGAGAATTTCTCGGTGGTCGACGCAGAGAGCGTAGAATGGATCGGTGCCAAACTGCCGATTGAACGACGCCGCGGTGGTGAAGGTGATCTGCGCGTTGCCAGACACCTGCCGACCGTCGTCGTTGAAGAACGTGTACGAGCCCTGACCGTTATTGTTGTTCGCCAGGAACACGATGTAGCTGTCGACAAACCAGCAATCGAGCGCGCCGCCCAATGTAAGAAAGAACGAGTTCGTGAGCTGCTGTACGCCGCCACCGCCGCTGAACGGCGTGTAGGTGTAGCAGACATCGGTGCCCGGCACCAGCACCACTAGGCAGGCGCCGTTGTCGGTCATGCGCACGAAGCCGCTGCCGATGATGCCGCTCGTTGAGCCCGGCACCAACGTGATCGCGCCCGCGCTCGATATCGTGTAAAGGTCGAAACCGATGACGGCGTACACGACGCCCGCCATTTCCCAAATACCGCGCAGCGGGTTCGTCAGGCCGCTAGGCGTGAACGCCGAGAGGCCGGGCCAGCGGCGTAGGCTCGCGGGCTGTTGATCCTCTTCGTCATTCGGCTGCGTCTGCTGTGCTGGCTCAGGGTAGCACCCGATCAACCGCTTCGAGCCGGCGCGAAGGTCGGCCAGCTGATACGAAGCAAGAGGAAGCGGTATGACAGCCGGCTGCGCCTGTCCCATCAGCTCATAAACTTAGAGCCTTTAGCGAGGTTTTCGGGACCTGGTAACACTCTAAGATTCTCCGCTATATGCAGCCCGCTCACGAGTTTGCCTCGCATCGGGATAATGTGATCTACGTGATGCTCTAGCCCGGTCACTTTAGTAATCCAGTGAGACGTATCGTAAATCTGCCTTATCGTCATAAGATCCGCCCACGGCGGGGTACGCTCCAATTGTGCAGCTATGCGAGCCATCCGCTCGGCAGCGCGAGCCGCCTGTCGGTGCGGCTTTTTTCGGTTTTTGCGCTCATTGGCCGCTTTCTCGGCATGGCGCTCTGGAGTCTGTTGACGTTTCTTGTCATGTTCACGAAACCAGTGCATGTTCGCTTTACGGCGCATCTCCATGCAGTCTACGCAAAGACTGTTGACCGCGAGTCGCTCCGCCACATGGCCGTACTTGCACGGTAATCCTGTAAAATAACGCTTCGCTCCGCTAGCTCTGGCATTTGCTGCGGCTTTATTTCCTTCTACTGTCCGTCCGCGACCGTCACCCATACCGCCAGTATATCACAGCCATGAAGGTCCACCCCACGGTCCAGATTGCGGGCGTGAAAGTTCGCCGAGATCGCACTCAGTGTACTTCAGGTACCGCTTCGTGAGCCGGCGCATCGCCTGATAGATCTGGGCGCCGAGGTCGAACCCGTTAAGCGGGTCCGGCGACGGCGGGATCGTCACGCCGTAGTGCACGGAGAGCCAGCCGGCGAGGATCCACTTCACGTCGGCGATGTCTTCGTCTTTGAGAGGCGCGTTGGTGTTCAACTGCGCAATGGTCTGCGGGTACCAGCCGATGTTCCCCCAACCGTCGCGCATCTGCGTTAGAAGGTTGTCGTTGAGAATGGTCATCCCGTTGGCGGACTGCGTGGCTGACGGTTGTCGGCCCTCGCGTACGACGCCAAGCTTCTGGAAAGCTTCGGTGATGATCTGCTGGTTGGTCTGAGCCATGCGCCTCTCTGAAAATTAGTGCCGTCTCTCCGAGCTGTCACGTCTACTTAAACGGGCGGACGTCCACCACTGTGCACCTACCGGGTGAGGGCGGCGGTGCTTTCTTCTTTTTTACTGCACCCGCAACCAGCTGCGCGGGTTCACCGCGGCGCCGCTGGCCGGCTGGAAGCCGTTCAGGGTGTAGCGGTACTTGATGGACGTGGTCACCAGCGGAGTCTGCGTGGCGGCCGGCAGAGTTGCCGGGGTAGCCGCACCGACGATGACATCGCCTGTGTTCGCATTGACCGCTGTCAGCGTGATGATGGAGCTGGACACGTTCGTGATCTCCGCATACGCTCCATCCACCGGGTTGAGGGGTAGATTGATCGTAAGCGCGACCCCGGCGGACGGGTTCAACGCCAAGATAGCCGTTTGCATCGTGATGGTGCTGCCCGTTACCAGGGTTGCGCCCGAGTAAAAGTCGAACGGCACACCGACGACATCTCCGTGACCATAACCAACTTGAATGTTACTCATTTTAGTTTCCTTTCAGGTTATGGATTAAGCCGCCGACGCGACTTCGATGTTCCGCACAGCCAGCTCGGGGTAAGCGAGCACGGCGCCGACAATCGAATCGAGGCGAGCCGGGAGCACGTCGTTAGACGGATCCCACTGTTGCGCGAAGCGGATGTTGTACCCTTCAAAGCTCTCCGCAGCCGTCATCTTGACGAGGGGGCTGAGGTCGAGCATCGGGGGGTTCGCAAACACAATCGCGTCCCGGTACCAGCCGAGGGACTGCTTGATCAACGCGCCGTTGAGCGCGGCAATCGCGGCAGCGCCGCTCTGGCCGAAGACGCTGATTAGAGCGCCAGCTGCCGGGACGTTGTCCACGTTCTGGTACGCGCCGCCGGTGATGATGCCGGGGGCAATCGGAATCGCAATCGCACCAGCGGTATCGCTGATGGTCGCGGTCACGACGAACTGCTTGGGGCGGCCGAGGGACGCCTTCGTCTCAGGGTCGACTTCGTTCACGCCCGCGATGCTGATCACGTCGCCAGCGTTCAAGGTCGTGAGACCCGAAGCCCAGCCGTTGGTGTTCAGCGTGAAGGTCGAAACGAACGCGTTACCCGCGCCGGGGTTGGACTGACCAGCGCCGTTGACGGCCGGGGCCGCCGTGGTGCTGAACTGACCGATGACGTGCGTCGGGAGCTTCGTGTTACGGAAGCAGACGTAGCCCGCGGCCTTGTCCGCGATCACGCCCTCCAACCACTGGTCGGAGATCGTCGACTCGGGATTGAAGAGGCCCTTGTTGTCACGGACGAAGTACCGCGAGGTCTGCGGGGTCGCCGTGAAGGTGCGACGGTCGTCTTCCGGCGCCAGAGCTTCCGTCAGGTACTGCTCGTTCTGGAGCAGCTGGTCGTAGGTTGCCGTGGTGTTGAAGGCGCCCGTGAACTTCGGGACGTTGTTGACCTGACCCGTGGTGAAGTTCTCGATGCCGGCCGCGAGACGCGCCATTGCGGGTTCGAGCACTTGCTCCTCGAAGTTGTTCAGCAACATCGCGCGCTCCACCGAGGTGAAGTTGATGTCAACGCCGAGCTGCTGGTTGACCAACAGGGTGGCGAAACGCTGGACCGAGTTCTGTGCGTTCATCTGCGGGCCAGTACGCAGAGTGTACTGGAACGGCAGACGGATCGAGAGCTGCTGACCGAGAATGACGCCATTGATGGGTCCGGGCAGAAGGCTCTGGTAGTCACGGTTCGAGCGACCCGTGAAGTTGCTCTTGGCGTGCAGCAAAACTAGCGCTTTGCGTGCGACCCATTGAGCGGTGATGAGTGAGTTAGCCATTATTCCTTTCCGATTTTATTTAGTTCAGGCCGCGCATCTTTCGTGCGTTCTCGCGGCTGGACTGTTTGCTGCCTCTGTGGCGACGAGCGAATTCTTCCATCGACATATTCGGGTCGACGACATCTCGCTCGGCTACACGTCCGCCACCCTTTGTCGGGGTGGGAGGAGGCGGCGCCTTGGTGATGGACTTCTTTTGCCCTGTTTGCGCATCGGGCTTCGAGCCGTTCTTTGAAGTGGCCGCAACTTCTGCCTCAATCTTCGCGATGATCTTCCCGACGGTGATGCACTGTTGGGCTGGGGACTGCTTCGCGGTGCGGATTGCCATCGCGGTGTCCTTGCCAAACTCGTACAAAATTCGGGCTACATGCTCTGACTGAGCAACAGCAGCACCTGCATCTGGACCCAGCTGATGCTGCGCCAAGATCGGGTTGTTCGTGACGACCGCCGTGTAATCCTTGTGAGTCTTCGCGAATTCCGCGATTTTCTCTTCGACTACTTTGCGACGATTGACCGCCTCTGTCTGGCCGGTCATCTCACGAACGATCTGACGCGCAGCGATCTGCGCCTGATCCTTCGTCCACTTCTGCATCTTGGCTCGATACTTGTCGTTATCGAAGGCTACATCCGCGTCCGCTAGATCGGGCATCGGCTCGTCTTCAACAACAGGAGGAGCAGCTGCAGCTGTGGTCTGTGCGGCCGTGGGTTTACCACCGCCCTTCAACCGCTCCAACTCCGCCAGTGCGTCTTTGAGTTGGGTCTGCATGTGCTTGCCAAATATCTTCGTGCCTTCGAGCAGATCGTTCAGCTCTACTATGCGTTCCTCAGCAGATCCTTTCTTCGGTGCCGGCCGAGCGGGTGACGCCTCTTCGCCATCTGCTTCGCCGGTCAAATCCTTATTGGGATCCGTTTCATCGCTGGGGTCGACGGATGCGGTGGACGAGTCCGCGTCTTCGTCCGAAGTCCCCTCACCCGAATCGGTCGGGTCGCCGAGTGTTCCGTCTTCGTCAACGATGGGGGAATCTTCGTCGACCAACGGATCCGAGGCTGCTGCTGCAGCGCTGCCTCCCGGAGTGGCATCAACATTCTGGCCCGCGGCGACGGCGGCAACT